TCAATATCTCTGTGATAGTCTTCTTTTGTCACATAACTACGTTGAGTTTCACGAACATCGTTATCCAATCTTTCTATCGTCTTTGTGATGTTGTTCAGCACCCATCCTGCAAGGAATCCTGCAACTGTGACCACAATATCAAATAATTGTTGTAATTCCATGTTAGACAGCATAGTAAGGTACTTTTACGACAGTGCCATTTAAATCAAAAAGCATATATCCTTGCGGAACAAGTGGGATACTAGCCGTAGACATCGTGGCATTAGCGTTGGTTGTTGCAGTGTGATTGGTTGCTTGTACGTTAATTGTTCCACTGCTAATCGTTACATTGCTTATGCTTATGCTAGACAATGTGTTTGAAAACTGGTTTAAAGTACCACCTCCAGTAGAGATAAGAACTTGACTGTTAGACCCTGCACTTCCTGTAATTGTTAGAGCACCGTTAGCGTTAACTCCAAAAGCGCCTGTTGTCAGCGCACCTGTGCCATTTCCAACAATAAACGAACCAGAAGACAATGAGCCAATACCCGTACCACCATTAGGTACAGGCAAAATACCAGTAATGTTTGCTGCAGGTATTGTTGAACCCGATAAATTAGCCGTAATGTTTCCGCTAGTAACAACCGCATTTCCTAGTGTCAAATTACCTACAGTAGAGGTCGTGCTACCAAGAGTTATGGTTGCGTTGCCCAATGTTGCTGTACTGTTAGATAAATAACTATTTGGGAATGTTGCACCTAATGCGTTAATCGTAATGGTGTTATTACCATTTAACGTCATTGCATCTGTTGTTGCGTTATTTCCTACAAAGTGAACAGCATTATTAGTAATAGTACCAATAACTAAATCTACGTTACCAGAATAAGCGTAAACAACATTAGCGTTGTAAAACCTTCCAGTCCCAGAGTAAGTGCTAGATGTAATTCCAAAGTCACCGTAAGCAGTACCAGTATCATTAACAACGGCAAAGTCAGTAGATGCTTGATTACCGTTGCTTAAATTTTGTACAACTATTTGTATATAGCTATTATCATTTGACGCATAAGAAGCAATAACGCCTGTGTCTGAATAAGATAGATTTCCATAAGAAAATACACCAGCACTTGAACTTGAAAATATATTTCCTGTTCCAACAAAAGAATTGGCTGTTGTTACATTATCAAATACAGAACCACTGCTAATTGTTACGTTGTTGAGAGTCAAGTTAGATAAAGTCGTAGTAGTGCTACTAGCGGTAATAACAGTATTACCTAGTGTGATTGGAAACCCTGAATTACCACCACTTGAACTACTTACGGTCTTTAACATTGTAATCCTTTAGTATCAATCCCCGTCGCCTGGGGTTATGTATATCGTTGCATTTGCAGTTGTAGCATTTGCAGTAAAGTAAGCATTAGGCACAAACGTAATAATCTCGTCTGTACCTGGCAATAGTGGCAAGCAATTAGACTGCGTACTTGTTGGTACAACAGCACCAGAAGACGCTAACGCAGAAGTCTGACCATATCCCAAAATAACAGTCACAGAACCGCTATTGATAATACGGTACTGGTTACCGCCTAGTGTTGCAGACGATACTTGTACAGGAGCAGGAGCAGTTGTAGTAGCCGTGATGACTACCGTGTTACCGCAAGGGGAGAATGGGGCGCTTACACTCATGTTGTACTCACTTCATCTTTGTATAAAACAATAAACACTGCCAGAACAATTCCTGCAATCATTTGCTCTACAGGCGTAAGAGGTAATTCAAACACAAACCCTTGTAATACGCTGAGTACAGCAATCAACAGAGCGTGCTGAACAGACTTTGTTTTTAGGAGTGTGATTAGTTTGTTCATACGCCAACTTTAGCTTCGAGAGCTGTTACTTTTGCTGATAGTTCTGTTACTTGTTTTTTAAGTTGTTGGCAGTAAACAATTAGGTCTGGTACAAACTTGGAATAATCTACGCCCCAAGGGGTTGTTGGCAAACCATGTTCATCCAAGTCATCTTTACCTTGATGTATAGCACTTGGCTTTATATGAATTGCATCTTGTGCAAATACACCCCTGTCAGTTGAGCCATCTACTTTCCAAGTAAAATCATTAACAACAATATTGTCAATTACTGAAGTATCAGTTGCTACGCCAATTAAATTTTTAAGCCTTGCATCTGAAGATGTGTTGTATGCGGTAGAAGATGTTGTACAACTAATAGTCCCTACTTGTGTACCAGAAGTAGAACCACCGCCTGAACTATCATAAACAAATTGAAATGGGTTAAAAGTCGAAGCATTTGCACCTACCCTACAAATTGCGCCAGTAGTTGTACCGCCATAAACCCTTAAAGTTGTTCCTGTTGCAGTTGCCCCAACCAACAAATTACCACTATTATCTAGTGTCATTGCTTGGGTATAAGTTTGTGTAGCACCAGCAGATACCGAGGCAATTGTGTACCAATAATGCGAACCTTGAGATTGGATATAAGAAGAACCAGCGCCAGTTACTTTTGCAACACTTACACTTCCGTTGTAATAGCTATTGTTTTGTAATTGTAATGACCCAGTATTGTTATTTACAAGATATGCGGCAATAGAAGAATTCATTTCAATAGCTAGTCTACCGCTACCCCAAGAACTAGGCGTAGTTCCTAATCCTAAATTACCGTTACCATCTAAAGCCAAAACAGATGCGTTTGCAGTAGCTACGTTGCTACTGTTGATGTAAATAACACCATTAGCTCCACCACCAGATAATCCGTTAATAGTGACGTTAGAAACAGTCAAGTTGCCAACAGTAGTCGTTGTATTACCAAGACTTACAGACGCATTACCAAGCGTTGCGTTTGTAGCAAAGTTAACATCTAACTGCGACAAAGGAATAGATGTTGTTGCGTTACCGAAAGTATAGGGTACACCAGACATATTAGAACCTCACTCTTAATTCGTGTTCAAACTCAAACGTATTTACTACAAAACCCGCATTATTGGAAGTCATGGTGAGTCCCAAATACTTACCGTACTGCGAGGCATCCGATTTATACAAGTAATACCCTGTGGATAACAACCACTGTATAACAGCACTACTGTTATTTACCCATGATATTACCTGAGAATTGTTATTTAGCCAAGAAACTCCAGTGTCAGACAATGTGTACGCTGGACTAGCTCCTTGCTCAGAATCCACCGTCACATTGAACTGTCCACCCGCTGTTAACGTGGCTTCTACTGCAAATTTTAACGCTTGCTTGGTCCTGATAGGGTCGCCCATATCTTGCAAAGCCGTCTGAATGTAACTTGCAATATTAGTCGTTGAATTGTTGTAAAACTGATATAGCGCATTAGACGTATTTGTACCGTAAAGGTTTACTTTTCCACCTATAGGGGCAGAAGTAACATAAGGAATTTGTCCTTGATACGTAATAAACCATTTTTTCTCAAAAAACACGGCTTGGATGTACCGAGAACCACCGTATCCAAACGGACATCCGCTAGTAACGTAAAAATTAAACACTGCACACAAAATATTATTGAGCAACGCCTGACCAGCTGTAATTGGCTTTGTAAAGTCTATGTACGGGAAAATACCGTCTAGTGGGTCACTAATCTTGGTGGTTGTAGAACCCACAAGTGCGTACACACCATAGTCGTTCAGGAACAAAACAGACCTGAAATACGGGAATATGGCATAAATTCGTTTAGAACCAATAGACGCAGAGACGTTTGTATTGGTAAATACGGTACTTCCTGTAGAAGTAACCTGTAAATTACTAAATACGTTAATACTGTCGTCACCAAAGATGTACAAGAAGTTATTGGCTGACAAAATAGCCTGAATATTGCCGTGTAGGGTTGAATCCGTTAAATTAAACGCTACAGCAGACACAGAACTAAAGTCTGTTGGGCTAACCGCACTAGACGCATAAACTGTACGCCCTGCTGCCACCCAAACACGTCCTGAGAATGTGGCTACATCCACAATTCCGTTGGTGTTGACAATAGCAGTAGCCGTTGCATTTGCCGTTACGTTGGCTGTATACCCGTTTGCAAAGCTCACAGTAGGCGCTGAAGTGTATCCAGAGCCAGGATTATTCATAATAACCTGGGTTACAGCGTTACCAGAGACAATTGCAGTACCGTTAGCGCCTGACCCGCCACCACCGCTAAATGTGACGTAAAAAGAGCCATTAGCACCGTATCCAAAGCCCCCAGAATTGATTAAAACAGAGACTGTACCCGTTGCGAAGGTTGTTAACTGGCAAATAGCCGTGGCGTTTGTGGATGCTCCCCCGCCTTTAATTGTGATGGATGGGGGTGACGTGTACCCAGAACCCGCATTTGTAAGCGATATATAGCTAACTGTATTGGCTGTACTGACTGTAGCCACCGCAGTAGCTTGTACACCGCCTGTCTGATTAGGTGCGCCAATTACAACGTCAGGAACACCCGTGTATCCAGCTCCAGGGTTGGTAATTGCAATAACACCTATAGAACCTATGGCGACTAAGTTACCGCCATCCCACTCATAAAGACCTTTTACAGGGTCTCCAATGTACAAATTGGTGTTTTGATATTGTGTAGCTGCTACACCAGAAGCAGAAAACGTACCAGCAGCAGCAATATTGCCTTTAGTTAAGCTAGTCAAGTCAAAATACTGCATTGACCCGTCAATTTGAGACGCAACTAAGTAATCATCTGTAATATTTGCACTTGTCAAATAAGTGACAGTGTTGGAAAAAACTACAGCGTTACCTGACGAATTACTGACAGTTGTGGATTGAGGCGTAATACGCAAATTACCCGAACCAACGGGCATAGCGTTCTCTAGCCAGTAAAACTCATCTTTCTCGATTGCCGTGCGGTTGGCTTTGGTGTCAATTCCCTTGAATAGTTTAATAACCGCATAGCTTTTCTTTTGCTCTGCTGCTGCCATTCCTAACCTCCACTACTATAGGGGTTCGGAATCCTTCTTGTATAGGTACTGTTGAGTACGTTCAAGACGTGTTTGTTATATTCTTGCTTAAATATCTCGGCTTCACCGTAAGATTGCTCGTAAAACTTAGCTTTGTAGGCTGCGTAATACTGTGCACAGGTTGACCACGGGTCTAATATCTGGTCTACGGCTGTTGGTGTACTCAGAGACAGAGCTGTCGGCAAAATGACAGTATCTAACTCAATGTAGTAAGACTGGTCAGGTATAGGCGCAATATAAATCTGTTGCTGACCGTATACAGAGAAGCAAATAGGTCTACCTATGTAATTTTGCCAATAGCGTAACTGAGCAGTGAAGTCAGACCAAGGAAGGTAACGCATAGGTATACGACTGTTACCCCAGTAAAGATTAATACCAAGAATGTCAATCGTATTAATTGCATTAGGCAACGCCTGGAAGGGAATAATCTCAGCGTTTTGCACAAAGAGCAAAGTTGCTGTACCGTCTGCAAAAGCAGTAGATGGGGGAAAAACGTTAGCGCCAGTAGGGTACGGAGGTGCTGATGACCCAGAAGTTCCCGAAGTCTGGTACTGGTAAATGTAGACGTTGCTAAAAACATATTGCCCCGCAGTCACAGCAGTGTTTGCCACCCACGGAGTTGCGGGTGTTTGATTTGTGTTTGTGCTGTTGTACGGGTTAGAGGATGTAATAGGCGTGGACGTAGTTTGTACCGTCCGCAAGCATCCTGTGTCTCTAACTAATCTTTCTCTAGCCTCGTTAATGTAATTTGTTAACTGAGACTGCGACCAAAAGTTATTGTTGGAGTCATGCAACAGATTTTCAACTTGATAAAGGTAATCATTGAGCGTTGGCATGAAGCATCCATAGTTAAGCTACCCGTCTTTCAGAGGATTTCCCCCCAACGGATTTTTCAACCCGAAGGGGTACAACTCCTACAGCCGAGGGTAACGAGCTGTTTTTTCCTGGCTTCACAGTTGTTATTTCAAACTGGTCTAGCTTTTTTAAACTTTCCTCAAGTTCCGCATGAGTTTTAATCCACCCGTGCCGAACCAAAATGTGTTCTCTATCGTCTAAGCCGTAACCAAAGAGTTGTACTGCTCCACCTAGTGGAATCTCTACAGACTCATTACGCTTAAACTCGTAGACAACACCGTCATAACCTATGGTCAGTTCGGTGTTGCTACGATTCGTGACAAATACGGTTTCCATTAGAAAGAAACAACGTCACCGTAAACTTGGAAGTTAACTGTGTTTGAATTACCAGAAGCTGTNGTTACGTTAACGTACANAGCCTGNGTAANTGAACCAGAAACTACTGTGTTTGACAGGTATGGTTGAGCAATGGTTAAGTCTTGGTATCTGCCTGTAGCGGTCATATTAGACAAAGCCACGTTAGCAACAACTGCGTTAGAAGCGTTGCCATCGTTACTTGTTGTAATAGTGACGTAAGCGGAAGAAACAGCACCAGTTGGGTTATTTACCGTAATTCTACGGACAATAACTGCACCAGAACCTGTAACGTTTCCGCTATTTGTCAAACCACCATTCAACAACGGTATCGTAGCTGTTACGTTACCTACCGTTGCGAGTGATACTACTTGAGCAGAACCAATGCGACCATTCCCAAATGAATCCAGGTAAAACTGACTGACTGAATCGGGATTAGCCATTGTTTACTCCTTAAACGTTGTTATAAGTACCAGAAACGTTCTGACCACCTTCAACTGTCAACACAGTAATGTTGGCAACGTTGGTAGTAGCGTTTGCAAATACGTTAACACCGTCAGAAATAACCATACCGCCTGTGTTAATTGCGTACAAGTTAGAAACAGCTGTGATGTTTCCACTTGTTGCATTAACGGCAGTAGCCACGGTAATGAATACGTTAGCTGTACCAGGAATCAAATATGTTCCTGCTGGGATAACGTTACCAGTGGTTGTTGCTGAAATGTTAGCAAAAGTGAAGTACGCACCAGGCGTGTTCGCTGTTGCATTTGCAAGGATGATTTTGTTTAATGCTAATGACATTATTGTGCTCCTTACAGTGAGAGGTAGTTGTAGTTGTTAATCTTAGACATTGACTTGGGCTTGACAGACACCAACTCAGCAATCATAAGAACAGCACCTACGTAACCAATTTGCCAGTTCGGGAGTGTGGACTCAAATCCTGTGAACACAAATGAACCTTGCTCGTGGATATAGAGGCTGAGGTAGTTAGTGTTCAGGAAGTACACAGTACCTTCTGGGCAATATGGGTCTGGATAGATTGGTACACCAGCAACCATCAATGCTCTGAAAGCTGCTTGAGGACCGTTGTTGTCACCGTCAAAGCCTGAGCCTGGGGTGATAACGTATTGCTCTTGACCTACAAAATCTTGAGCCAATAGTGTCCAAGTACCAAATCCGCAAACACCAAAGCTAGGCATTTCAGCGCCACGCTTAACTGTTCCAGAAATGTATTGGAGAATGTTTTGACGAGTTGGGTTTACGTATCCTGCGTTGTAAACCTTTGACTGCCACCATGTGTAGGTGCTACGGTTGATATTACCGTAAGTAGTCTGGTATGTTGCACCACCAGTACCGTCATCCACCGCTGCGGGGAGACCAATAAACTGTTGGTTGTTTGTGGTGTTGTTGTACAAGGCTGTTGCCATTGCATCCATCATCACGTTGGTTGCGTCATTCATACGTGCTTCAATCAATGGAATGATTGCAGCGTCTTGTTGAGCA